GCCATCCTGGCACTGGTGTACATCGTGTTTGCTTTGTTTGGTCGCTAGAAGGAGGCAGCGAGTCTGGGCATTAGAAGAAGATTGCAACGATTTGTGGGAATGCGTTGTGTGTTCTCAGCAGTGTTTATCAAGTTCGGGAAATACACCAAGCCAAGTGGCAATGAGAAGCACTACATGTTGATATTCGATGTGAGAGACGCCAGGGGCCGACTTATGACCGATCACGTGTGGATGCCACTCACATCAGAGGACCCGGTGTCCAGAATGAGGCTGCGCAGTGGTGAGGTGATCAGTTTTACGGCTGTGGTGAACATGTACAGCAAGGGCACACGACGACGTAGGTACTTTGATTATGGGCTGGTACAGCCGAGGGATGTTGAGCGAGTTGTGGTGGAGATAGAGCAGGAAGAAACACATGGCACGACCACGAAAAACCAATAAAACGAATAAACAAGAGGTAATAAATCGGGATGTCAACGCAACCAATCGGGCGGCGTTGGCTGTGCAACTTCGTGCTCAACGCTTGACCTTCGATGAGATCGCACGACGTGCCGGGTATGCCAGTCCAGGTGCAGCTCGCAACGCTATCCAGCGAGAACTAGAGCGCACTGTTAGTGAGAACATCGATGAATTGCGTCGTGAAGAGTTGGATATGCTGAATCGTCTTCATGCTGCTGTTTGGCCTCTTGCGGTTCCTGATGATGGTGGAGACCTGCAAATTAAAGAGGATGACGATGAAGAAGTAAAGAAAAAGAAACGAGCATCTCTTTTCGCTGTGGATAGAATTGTTGCGATTTCAGATCGTCGCAGCAAACTGATGGGCTTAGAAAAACCAACAAAAGGCGATATACAGAGCAGTAATATGGTAGTCATTCGGGAGGTTCCTGCTGGCTATCTTGGTGAGGTGCAAAAGAGTGAGTAACAGTATTGCTCAGATGGTCATTGCCTCACCAGAATTCAGAGGCGCAAACCTTGCACTTGGCGCTTGTCGAGATATAGAGGTCTGCCTCGATGGAGCTGCCGGAACGGGGAAGACGGTGGCGGCCTTGTTCAAGGTTCATATGCTGCTGACAATGTATCCAGGTGCAAAGGCGTTGGTCGCAAGAAAGACGAACACTGCTCTTGCTGGCTCTGCTGTTGCGACCTATCGAGAGATGATCCATCCTGAAGAGGGCATACGCTACTTTGGTGGTAACAGGATAAGGCCTGCTGCATTTGAATATCCCAATGGATCTTCTCTCATTGTTAATGGTTTGGACAAACCTGAGAAAATTAAAAGTTGGGAATTCTCGATTGCGTACCTGAATGAGAGTACCGAGCTAACCATCGAAGATTTAGAGTTTGTTCGCTCCCGTCTTAGGCAGGGCAAGACGCCATATCCTCAAGTCATCATGGACTGCAACCCCGGATCACCACAACACTGGCTCAATGTTCGGATGAATGAAGGCATCACAACACGTCTTGTCTCCACACATGAGGATAATCCACGTTATTTTGACGCAAAGACCAACGATTGGACAGCGGCAGGGCGTGAATATATCTTTGGCACGCTTGGAGGGCTTACAGGTGTTCGCCTTTCACGATTGCGGTATGGGATGTGGTCGGCGGCTGATGGGGCTATATATGAGCGCGAGTGGTCTCGCTCAGTCAATGTGATCAAACGTTTCCCAATTCCACCCACATGGAGAAGGTGGTTAAGCATAGACCTGGGGTACACGAACCCCTTTGTATGTCAGTGGTTCGCCTCTGATCCTGATGGAAGGCTATATCGCTATCGTGAAATCTATCGCACGAACAGATTGGTAGAGGACCATGCCATTGATATTGCAGTTGCGTCTGGGTGGTTTCACCTACTGCCAACAGATCACCCTAAGTATAAAAAGCTTCCTGCTGATTGGGCTGATCCACTCCCACAGGCGATTATTTGTGACCACGACATAGAAGATCGTCGGACGCTGGAAAGACATCTCAAGCTCAACACCACAGCAGCAAAGAAGACGGTAAGTGATGGCATTCAAGCAGTAGCAGCCCGATTGCGCCCGGCTGGTGATGGCAAGCCTCGCTTGTACTTTCTTGAGGACTCATTGGTTGAGCGAGATCCAGACTTGGCTGCTCGTAAGAAACCGACATGTTTCGAGGAAGAAATCGAAGGGTATGTGTGGAAACAGGGTAGCAATGGACCTAAAGAGGAGCCAGTGAAAGAGGATGACCACGCCTGCCTAGTCGCTGGCACGCTGGTAACTACCGATCATGGAGATGTGCCTATCGAGATGATCAAAGCAGGGGATTATGTCTTGACCATGAATGGCGGCAAGTATGACTATCGGCGTGTGAAAGAGGCAGGTATGACCGAACAATGGGCACCAGTGCACACGGTATGGCTGTCAAATCACAAGCAATTGATAGGGACCGCTAACCATCCTGTGTATGTTGCTGGCAAAGGGTTTACCCCACTGATAGACCTGCAATATGGTGATCTTCTGGTCTCACATAATGCGGAGGAGGAAGTCCCTCATGTTGGCACCATCATGCTTTCCCCAAATAGACAGCATGTCTACAACCTCACCGTAGAGACGCAAGAGGGAGAAGAGGGGACATACTTTGCTAATGGCGTTCTTGTGCACAATTGCGATGCAACGCGCTATATGGTTGCGCATTTGGACACCCAACCTTCGGGCGTTTCCTATGTGAAAGGCTTCTGGCGATGAATGAGCAAAGCGATTTCTATTATGACCAGCTATTCGCTGCTGCATTCAGCATGCCAGAAGTACGTGAATCGCGGTCAGGTGTCTGGACCTATACGTTTACAAGTCCACCACTTGAGTTTACGAATATCTCATTCAGATATCGTGGTCATAGCCCCGCGTATGAGCATGTTCGTACGCGAGATCCACGCGCAATACGCCTGCGAAAGATCAAACGTCGCCAGAAACGGGCTGCATATCGTCGCAAGAAAAGAGGATTGGCATGATTGCACCATCACCACAGCAGCAACAACCCAACCAGCAAACCACCGTCCAGTCCCTGGCGCAACAACCAACGCCGCAGGCTGATCTGGAACGTCAGAGGGCAATGAAACTTGCTTGGAAGGCGTATAAAGGTGAGTTTAATCGTCCGCTCAAGGTTGGTAAAGATGGGTTGGACCCGAATGTCATTGTGAACAGATGCGGCCCAATCGTAGACAAGGGCGTGGCGTTTTTGTTTGGGCAGGTGGTGAACATCGAAGCAACGGATGAAGCATCCACCAATAAGAGTGAGATTCAGGATTTTATTGATGGGCTCTGGGGTGATGATGACGATAAAATGACGCTGCTGGCAAAACTGGCTATGAATGGTGGTATATGCGGGCAAATCTTCTTAAAGCTCATTCCTGCGCAGGGAAAGATGAAGTATCCTCGCATGGTGGTGATGGACCCTCAGATCATCCGCATTGTGACGCCACCCGATGATTGTGATTTAATTTTAGCGTTTATCATTGAGTATCCAGGGGCAAACGACATGCAGTGCAAGCAGATTATCGCGCGTGTCGATCCTGATGGACTCGCTGAGATTGTTGGTCCTTATGACTTTGATGATACCTGGACCATCACGAACTACACGCGCAAAAACCAGCCTTATGGTGGCACAACGGACCAATGGCAACAGGTTGGAGAAACGCAAGTATGGGATTATCCATTCCCACCGATCTTTACCAATCAGAACCTGCCAAACCCAAATGATTCGTGGGGATTCTCTGACTTGCCGTTTAACCTGATCGACCAGAATAAATCACTAAACTTCAACCAGTCAAATACGAACCTCATCATAAAGCATCATGCCCATCCAAAGACATGGGCGAAGGGGATTGGCGCAAGTCAGATAGAGATGGCAGTGGATGATCTCACGATTTTTCAGAGCGATACAGCACAACTGCAAAATCTAGAGATGAATAGCGACCTCTCCAGTTCGCTCAACTTTGCTGCCAACCTTCGATCTGACATGGATGAGCAGAGCCGTGTGCCAGGTGTCGCGCTCGGACGAATGACCGATATGCCACGCGGCACAATTAGTGGTATCGCTTTGAAATTGCTCTTTATGCCCCTCATCGAAAAGACAACACTCAAACAACGCTTGTATGGCCGGGTCATTCGAGAGATCACACGTGCCGCGTTAGTGCTCGCAGGACTGATTGATGTATCGAAGTATGAAGATTTCAAGATTGGTCTTGGTTGGCAGTCCTCGCTTCCGAATGACGATCTGGCGTCAGCTCAAACAGCGACAGTGCTTGAATCGCTTGGAGTCAGTAAACAAACACTGCTCGCTGAACTCGGTTATGATGCTGACTCTGAAATGGAAAAGAGCCAAGCTGAAGATGCAAGGGTAGTGACGAACTATAGTCGTGGCGTTGGGTTGCCACCTGCACAACAACCGGGACAACCAGGGACAGCACCCACTGAAGCGACGGCACAACCACAGCAGCAGCAAGGAGGGCAGTCGTGACGATAGGGACCATTGTTGATCGCATACTGGACAGAGGGTTCTATGCGAATGCGTACAAGGGTTCACATGGAAATGTGATCAGTATCCAGAAAGAATCAAAAGGGCAACTCTGGACCAGGGCTTGGAGGATTGATCAGATAGAACTTGAACAATCACCCAAAGAGGCGCTCTTTGCTCAAGCTGACCACTACATGGATGAAGTTGATAGCGCGATAGCAACATACAAGGAGCAAGGAGGGCAGTCGTGAGCACTATAGCTGAATCCCGATGGCAACCCGTCCTCCTTGTGCTGAATCGTCGCATGGATTGCTCGTGTGGTGCACTGGCAACGATTGTCACAGGCACGATACCCGATGATCAGGGCGATATTGTGCTCAGGGATGCAGATTCGTGGTGTCAGGACTGCTTTAACAAGGCATCACAAGAAGAATGGGAAAGGCAACAGGAGGAACAAGCGGAGTGAACACATACCACAGAACAAAGTCAGTAGACAGTCTTACTAGCCATGACATCGATAAAGCCATAAAGCGTGCATTGAAGGAACTTACAGAAGAGCATGGGCCGGTGATACTGCTCAATACATCAATGGCAATGGAGCGTGATCTCCTCTTTGTGACAGTCATTGCAAGTCCTGCTAATGCAGACGACACGCTGAATCGAATAGCCAAGCAACTGCGTTATCAAACCGGTTCACAGCAGGGGTTGTCATGAGTAACAATAAGATACCAACAACCTGGACTGATGAGCAGTTACAGTACCAATTGGACGAGTGGGCTACTGTGATTAAGCAAGGCGGGATACCAGACATGACGTTGCGGGGAGCGCTCGACTTTGAAACGAAGTTGCTGCATTACACCTTGGATTTTGGCCTAAAGAGAATACCACTCAGCAAGAACCAAGCTGAACACGTGATCATTTGGAGAGACAAACATTACGAACAATGCGAGCGTAACCGCCTGTCCAGTGAGTTACGAAATACACACTTTGCTGGGTTTGCTAAGTCTGTTGTTGATGAACTGCTTTCGCTTGAAGCACTGAGCGATCTGGAGATGATTGTTAGTGACTGGGAGGATAGAGGGCTTGCCCCAATGAGAGACATCATAGCACGTCGCGCCTTTGACCTCATGCTGCATGCCATTGGCAACCTAGACGGTAGCGTGTTGGATTTATCAGCGTCAAACGAACAGGTGGTCCAAGAGATACCAGACCTGCCAGTGTTACCTGAGGAGAAGCGATGAGTAACAACCCACGTGACACACAATTTGCCGGGTTTGCCAAGGCACTCTATGACGATATCCGCCATATGTTTGATGATCTCCAATCTCAAAAGTATTGGGGAGAACTTGACGAGGCAAAGCAAACAGAAGAGGATATCAAATCTTATATTGCACGTCGTGCTTATGACCTCATTGAACATGCTTGCGATGCCATAGACGACAAGCAGTGGGATTATGAGTCAAGGCTATCATCATGGCACATGCGCGAGTCAATACCAGATATGCCAGTGTTACCAGAGGAAAAGCAGTGATGGAAGCAAACCAGATCTATCATGGGGATTGCATGGAGCTATTGCCACTTGTTCCTGATGCATCGGTGGATATGGTGCTGTGTGATCCTCCTTTTGGCACCACGAGAAATTCATGGGATAGCGTGTTGCCTCTGGATAGGTTATGGGTGCAATACAAACGGGTGGTAAAGCCTAATGGGGCTATTGTGTTGTTTGCTTCGCAACCATTTACGACGGCATTAATCAATAGCAACGCAAAAATGTTTAGATATTGCTGGATTTGGGATAAAACAAAGGGAGGGAATTTTTTACTGGCAAAAAAGCAACCAGTGAAGTCACATGAAGATATTTGTATTTTTTACAATTTACAACCAACCTACAATCCACAGATGGTCATAAGAGGCAGAGTGAGAAAGAAGGGTGGAGGTAAAGCGAGCACAAATTTTGATGTAATTCCAACCATCTCATTCAATAATGAATATTACCCTACTACCATTCTTACCTATTCAACTGGTAGCAGGAAAGATCATTGGCACCCTACACAAAAGCCTATAGAACTCTGTGAATACCTCATCAAAACTTATACCAACCCTGGGGAGATTGTACTTGATAACTGCTTAGGTAGTGGCACAACGGCTATAGCCTGCATCAACACAGGACGGCAATACATCGGGATTGAGAAAGAGGAGCAATATTTTAATGCGGCACTTGAACGAATCAAACAAGCGCAAAAAGCATGCATCCAGCACACGCTTGATGACATGCTGGCTTAATTGAGGTGAATAGATGAGCACAACCAGTCGTATCCAGCAGGTCACAATGAAATTCAGGGCGCAACTGCTCGCACACGAAGCAACAGCAGAGCGTGTCCTGAATAATGCTCACCTGCACACGCTGGCCGCCATCAAACCCGCACTGGACAAGCTCATGCAGGACATAGCCACTGCACAACAGAACGGTGAGACAGTGCCTGCATCGTTTCTCTACGAGCGTAACCGTCTCCAGACACTCAGACAACTTATCCAGCACCAGATCGATCACTACGGTGCCCTGGCACAAATGCAAGCAGGCCAAATGCAGCATGTAGCAGTGCAGTTAGGACAGCAGGCAGGGATGCAGCAATTGCAGGCGACCGTTCCTCCAGGGATCAAGTACTCATTCGGTGTGCCACATCCGTCCGCAATCCAGAATATTGTGGGTGTCACGCAAGCGGGTTCGCCACTTGCTGATCTATTCAACGGATTTGGCGAAGAGGCGGCAAATGGAGCGGCTAAAGCGCTCATCAGTGGCGTATCAATGGGCAGCAATCCAAGGGTCATTGCGCGTGATGTAGCGGACACATTGGGAGTGTCTCGCAATAGAGCCTTGACAATATCGAGAAATGAGATGAACCGTTGTTACAAGTCGGCGGCACTAGAAACATATCGGGCAAATGATGATGTAGTATCACAATGGCAGTGGCAAGCGGCTTTATCACCTAGATCATGTGCTCTCTGCATTGCCATGTCTGGTACAAAGCACAGCCTAGATGAAGACTTTGCCAGTCACGTGTGCTGTAGATGTGCGCCTCTACCAATCACACGCTCGTGGGAGGACATTCTGGGCATCGATGGTTCTGATATCCCTGATACGAGAATGCCTGCTGTCTCTGGTATCGACTGGTTTGATGAGCAGGATGAGGAGACACAACGCTCCATACTTGGCAGCAATGCCGCATTCAACGCGTTTAAGGACGGCGCATTTAACCTTCAAGATACAATCGGTATCACACATGATGCAGATTGGGGTATGAGCAGGTATCAGAAAAGTCTGAAGGATATTTTAGGTAGCAAAGATGCACAGCAGTACTATGCATCGAAAGGTGGTAACTAATCATGAGAAAACATATCACACTACGCAACATTATCGACAACACAAGCGAAGAAGACGCCATAGACCAGACGATAGAGCGCGCCCTGGCACAACTCACTCAGCAGGCAGGGGTAGCAATGGATCTGGTCTCGGCTAGCCCGTTCTACCGTCGTGACGGTCTAGGCTTCGTGACCGTGGTTGCAGAACTGTCCGAACATGTGCCAGTGGCAGCACAACCCATTGCACCGATCAACTGGACTGTGGAAGACGGTCAGAACGTTGTTGAGGCTCAACAATGAGCACAACGATAACAGGCGTGGGGATGCATGGCAAGCGGCGTATTCGCGTCGTGAGCAAACCAGGAGACACGACAGGGCATCGTTTGTCTGTCTTTGATGCTGATACTGGCGATATCATCATCAACGTCACAGACGTGGCCTTGACGCTCTCCGCAACTGGCATCAATCGGGCCAAGGTCACGTATTGCGTGCTAAGACCCGATGGAAAAACGCTTCTCAATAGGAATGGCAATACGGTTCCATGTATCGTCGAGGTAGATGCACCAGAGGTTGACGTGTGTGCATGGGAAGAGAACCAAGAGTAGTTTTAGCAACAAAGAAAGTGCAGGTGTCACATGGGTGGCAAGCCGAACCCTGGAACTCCTAAGGATATGAGGCTGAAGAGTAACAATCCCAACGCTGGCAA